CGAAAATCAAAATCTACTAATAAAGGTCCAGCGCCATTGAGTTGTTTTTCAGTCAAATATTCTTTACGCCCTTTTACAAAAACATGCTCATAATACAACTTGTAAAATAATGGTAATTCCTCTGCCCCAATATTAAATGAACCACCATAAATATTCAAGTCAGGACTACCTATTCTTGTATGAGTGATCTCCTTCTCAGACGCAGAATTCTGTATATTCTTAGCGTTATGCTTTGTAAGAAAGTCCGATAAATCATTGTAATGTGATGTTGTTGCCATAGTTGTCATTATTATATTATAACAATATTTTTCTATTTCCTTTTCTTTTCAATTTTATTTTGTTTCATTTAATTAACCGTACTTTTAATTTTAAATTTATTACCATAAATGATAATATAAATAATTTAAATAATAATATAGATATATTTTATAATACATATATAACAAACTAACAAATGTCTGAAACTAAAGTAATTTCAAAGGATACCATAAAACGTCTCCTCGCTGATGTAAAGTATATATTTAAAAATCCATTGACAGACAATGGGATTTATTATTGCCACGATGAGGAGGATATTTTGAAGGGGTATGCAATGATTATGGGTCCAGAAGGGACACCCTACTTTGGAGGTTATTATTTCTTTGAATTTTCATATCCATATGATTACCCGTTCGCGCCTCCAAAAGTTGCATATATGACAAATGATGGTGTAACGCGTTTCAATCCGAATTTGTATAAGTGTGGTAAAGTTTGCGTGTCAATTTTGAACACCTGGAGTGGCGACAAATGGTCAGCATGTCAGACGATCAATAGTGTCTTGTTAACACTATGTTCTCTATTAAATGATACACCGTTATTAAATGAACCAGGTGTAAATAAATTAAGTAAGGATTATGTGCCGTATAACAAGAGTATTGAGTATATCAATATTGATTTTGCGATTTGTACGCTGCTTGATAGATCAAATAATAAGATTCCAGAAAAATTTAAATCATTTTACCCATTTATGAAGGAATTATTTATTAAAAACTATGACAAGTTAATTGCAATTGTAGATGGCAAGGATGGACAAATTGATAGATATGTTGTCCAAATTTATCAGATGGGTACCAATGTAAATTATGAATTGCTTAAGGGAAAATTAGTCAATTTATTTGACAGTGTAAAATAAATAAAATTGAAATTAAATATATTAATATAAATACAATATATTATCTATAATATATAAGCAAAAATGCACTTCTGTTCCAAATGTCAAAATATGTATTACATTAGTATCGATCCTAATGACTCTAATAAATTGGTCTATTATTGCCGCAACTGTGGCAACCAAGACGAGACAATTTCAGTGTCTAATGTCACTGTCTCGAAGGTCCAATTAAAGAAATCCGAGCAAGAGTTTAGTCATATCATTAACAAGTATACGAAGTTAGATCCAACATTGCCACGAGTTAACACAATTCTATGCCCGAATCCAGCGTGCGAAACGAATACCAAAGAGTTAGAGCGAGAAATTATTTATATTCGTTATGATGATGTAAATATGAAGTATGTTTATTTGTGCTGTACATGCGAGACCGTTTGGAAGACGGAGGAAAATAAATAAATTATAAATTAATTAATAAATGTATTTAGTTGTATTGTTATTTTTTCAATAAAATAAAATTGAAAATAATAAATTAAAAGTATCTGTAGTTATAATAATAGAACAATGAGTAGTAATCTTGAAGATAGTTATTTTGTTAATGATGATGAATTAATAGGTGGAGATTCAGACGCCGATGGCAGTGAAAGTTCTGATTCCGATTCTGGATCCGAATCTGGTTCTGATAATGGTGGTGTTGTTGCTGTTGACGATGATGCTGATGACGATAATGATACTGATGACGTAGGAGGGTCAGATGATGATGATGATGATGATGATGATGATGATGTAGAAGGTGTTCATATGATTATTGGGATCCAGATGGACAATACTTTGCAACTGATGTTGCGTGAGAGAATTTTGAAGAAATTAGTAGATGTTTGGGAACTACCTGGGTCACAAAAACCAGGACACGATGCATATAAATTGTCTTACTTTATTACTGCTGAAATTGATAAACAAGATGATGAATTTATGACAGTACCAAAAAACATCAAGGATTTTGATTTATCCAAAGATCTTTGCTTATTGTCAGCGCAATATGATAAGCATGAGCGATTTGAAATAAATCCTAAGATCGCCGCTGAATATAAAAAACGACTCGAAAGTCACCCAAGTAAAATGAAAAAATCAGGCAGCAAAGGCAAGGTAAATTTGGTATTGGAAGAAGAAGACAACTCGGATATTCAACTCGGAGATATTTCAAACTCAGAAATGTTAAAAAAAGCGATGGATAATATTCTCAGCAGTTTGAAAATTAATGAGCAACATATTAGAGAAATTCATGACTATACTCAGATTTTACCGGAAAAGTATTATAGACCTGGATCACATGTTTTGAACCGTCAAGTTGCCTTTGCGCTAAAGCACACTGATGAGCGTATGTTCTTATCATGGATTATGTTAAGAAGCAAAGCATCCGATTTTGATTACGCTACAATACCTTCATTATATCAAACATGGAAATACCAATTCAACAAAAGACCAGATGGCGTAACAAAGCGATCAATTATGTATTGGGCAAAACAAGACGCGTATGAGGACTATGAAAAAGTGAAGCGGACTACGATTGATTATTACATTGAAGAGACTATATTCGACGCAGCAGACTTTGATTATGCAATGGTTTTGTACCATATGTTCAAGGACAAGTATGTTTGTAGTAGTATAACTAATAAGAAATGGTATACGTTTAAACGACATCGATGGGAGAAAGATGAAGGGCAAAGTTTGCGTCTTGCGATTTCTCGAGACATGTTTGCGTTATATTCGGAGAAACAGAGTCAATATATGACTGATCTACAGAATTACGAGACAAACAATGAGGTTCATGAAAAGATGCAGCGAAAAGTCAAGAAGATCGCTGAAGTTTGTATCAAGTTGAAGAAGACGAACGACAAGAACAATATTATGCGTGAGGCGATGGAAATCTTCTTTGATAAAGACTTTATTAAGAATATGGACGCAAATAAGTACTTGTTATGCTTCTCAAATGGTGTGATCGATTTTAGAACCAAGTCATTTCGATCAGGATACCCTCAAGATTACATCACAAAAACTACTGGCATTCCGTATATTCCTTATAATCTGGATGAGAGCAAAGAAATATCGCAAGAAATCACTACATTTATGAAGCAATTATTTCCTCAAGAAGGATTGTGTAGATATATGTGGGATCATTTGTCAGCGAGTTTGATTGGTGCGAAGAAGGAACACGCTTTCAATATTTATCGTGGCAGTGGATCAAATGGTAAATCAATTTTGACAGATTTGATGTCTCAGGCGTTAGGTGAATATAAAGGCACTGTTCCGATTACATTGGTCACTGAAAAACGTGGTACAATTGGTGGAACTTCTTCTGAGATTATTCAACTAAAGGGTGTACGTTATGCTGTGATGCAAGAACCGTCAAAGGACGCTGTCATTAACGAAGGTATTTTGAAGGAACTCACTGGCGGCGATCCAATTCAGGCCAGAGCATTGTATTCGGATAGTGAAATATTCGAACCGCAATTTAGTCTAGTTGTGTGTACAAACGCATTATTTGAGATTAAGAGTAATGATGACGGTACTTGGCGCAGAATGAAACTCATTGATTTCCTCGCTAAATTCACTTCAGAGGGTGAGACACATACGGATGATACGAAATATGTGTTTCCTAAGGACAAGAGTCTAAAGGAGAAGTTACCAAAGTGGGCGCCTGTATTTGTCAGTATGCTGGTAAAACGCGCATTTGAAACTGAAGGCGAAGTGATCGACTGTAATGAGGTTGTTGCAGCGTCAGGAAAATACAGACAAGGTCAAGACTGTATTACTGGGTTTATCAATGAGTCGATTGTCAAGATGGAAGGCAAATCAGTTGGAAAGCAGACACTGAACGACGCATTTAAGAACTGGTTCCAAGTCAATTATGGAAACAGAAAACCACCCAAATTGTCTGAATTAGAAGAAGTAATGAACAAGAAATTTGGAAATAGAAATCTTAAGAATCGATGGAATAATGTCTCAATCAAGGAGGAAGAAACAGATGACGTCATGGATGATCTAGATAATTAATCACACATATTTGTTAACTTAATAATTTTAACTTAACAAAATATAACATAACAACCTATAAACTCATATACACATTAGTATCAATATTTTTTACAAAGGTGTTAGTATAATAATCATAAAAGAACATGACTACTTTGTTTATAAAGAAAGGATACAAAATCAGCGCTAAACCTAATAACATTTTTTGTTTAATAGACATAGTGCTAGGAGAGAAAACCATAGACAAAACAAGTGTGGCAAATAGGATCCAGTAAATTATTACCAAAAAAGTATTCCATAACTTGACTTTATCAATGGCTTCCGTTTCATAATACGTTTTTCGATCATTTGTTAGTACATCACCGTGTGTACCCTTAATTAATGCCAACATTTCCTTATTCTTCTTCAAATATTCGTCATATAATTCAACACTATTTTCTGAATTAATTTGAATAGTATTGTAATATGAATTCATGATATTGGCGTTTTGAATTTCTTCATTAAACTTCTCAGCAATTTGTTTGACAATTGCCTCTGATTTTTTTGTCATTTCTGTTTCAAGCATTTCATTGTAATAATTTCGACCTTCTTTGAAAACATAATAGTATTTCTTCGCCTTCTCCAATCTCAGCGGTGCAACCTGCTCATTTATTTGAGCGTCTAAATACTTTCGTTTTAAATCCTCACTAATTTGATCTTTGGAACACTGAGAACCAGGCGGACACGTTACCAACTCCATAGTGCTGTCAAGTAATTTATTGAGATTGGCATTTGTCGCCAATTGTTTACTTAGCAGACTCGAAACATCTTTATTATTGACTGTACCTGTATTGTCACTTGTTGTACCTGTATTTGCTGTTAGTGATTTTATATTTTGAGAATTCATTAAACTTGAAACCAATTGTTGCATATCCATCTTGTATTTGTATTATAATTAGATTATAAAAATTGCTATCAATTTTGCTAGATTATAAATATTAATATTTAAATGGTGATCGTAAGAATTTGCTCATATTTGTTAAAGGTTCTGTTGTTTCGGTTTCTGTTTCTGTTTCTGTAGTTGTTGGTTCAGCAGGCGCTGCTTGCAGAGAAGTATCAGTATTTAACACACACACCTTCTTAACACTATCATACATCATTAAATTTGGAGTACCCTCTACATTTGGACAACACGCCTCTCCAATACACGTTGTTGTTACTGTCTCCCAAGGATCGGAATCTGAAGTAGTACTTGTATCTGCCGGCGCCTGCGATTTATCAAAATACCAATCATACTCATCAAAGTTCATATTATCACGATTAGACAAATCAATTACTTTTTTACCAATAACAATTATACCAATCACAATAATCATGCCATTCAAAGTAATGTAAATATTTCGTGGTAATATCTCTTTTTTTCCTAAAATAATTGTTATTAACATGAATATACAAACATATACTACCACCTTCACTATTTCTTTATGGGCGCTAAAACGCTTGCCATAATATGTGTTTATTTCAACCAATCGCAATTTATTGTATTTCTCGTTTTCAAGCGCCTTCATTCTCACCTTTGCCTCATTTAATTCATTTTCTACTATATCTAAAGCAAAGACCTGTTGTTGAAGTGTATTTTGTGAGGTTGAGACATTTTGCTGATAGGTTGACGCCATATTATTCAAACTGTTGTACAGCGTTGAACGTGTCTCGCCTATTTGATTTATTTGATTAATTATGTTTGTTCGTTGCGCCTCTGTTAGTTGTGGATTATCTAAATCCGTATATAATTTCATTTCTGTGGTTTGCATGTCTTTAATATTGCGAATAATTTGCTCAACACCAAGATTTAATTGGGACTTAGTTTGACCCGTGACACTTGATGAAAGATTTGTATTCATTAAATTTGATGTTTCCATTGGTGCATTTGTATCTGAAATTTGTAGGTCTTGATCTTCTGTACTAGTCATTTATATATAATTAAATAATATTATATAATTATGTATATTGTATTATTGGTTAAAATTATTTTTTATTCACCTTCATTACATTAATTGTTATTGTTAGTAATCCAACTGCTAAAACACTCCATAAAATATAACTATAATTCTCCTGTAAAATACGAAGATCGGTGTCTGCGAGCATTCCGTTCACATCATTCATATCTAAATTTTGCATACCTTCCTTATTTCCATTATTTAAATCTGCCGCTGTTATTTTTTCCTTCTTATTACCCATTACTGTTGTATTATGAGCATGTTTTTGTAAAAGGGCGTAAAGAATATTTGACTGAAAAACAACTCAATGGCGCTGGACCTTTATTAGTAGATTTTGATTTTCG